AGCTTCACGTCCTGAAGGTTGTGTAATTTACCTGACAACACAAGCAAATGAACAACCATGCGGTGTATTCAAGCAGAAACTAGATTACGCACGAGATGTCCGGGATGGCATAAAGGAAAACAACAAGTTTTTACCTTTGATTTATGAGTTTCCAAAACAGTGGATTGAGGATGGAGAGCATCTTAAAAAAGAGAATTTTCATATTCCTAATCCAAACTATGGAACTTCTGTAGATCCCGTACAGCTTGAAGATGACTTTGATCAATCCCGCGATGGAGAGGAAACAGACTTCCGAGACTTTCTAGCCAAACGCTTAAATGTAGAAATTGGGATAAATCTACGGGCAAACCGTTGGGCGGGTGCTGAGTATTGGTTAGAGCAGTCTAAAGAAATCAAGCTTGAACAATTAATAGAGAAATCAGAAGTTATTACTTTAGGTATTGATGGTGGTGGACTTGATGATTTGTTGGGCTTTTCGGCTCTTGGCCGTTTGAAAGCAGATCCGCGTATTTGGTGGCTTTGGAATCATGCATGGGCAAATAAAGTTGCCTTAGAACGCCGAAAAGAAAACATTCCTAAATACCAAGACTTTGAGGATGAGGGAAGTTTAACAATTGTTGAAAAAGTGGGTGAAGATATTGATGACTTAGCCTTAATTGCAAAGCAGGTTTATGACAGCGGTAAGCTCAACAAAATTGGGTTGGATCCGTTAGGGCTCGGTGGTCTTTTAGATGGTCTTCTTGATGTTGGCATCCCACAAGAAAGTATGTTCGCAGTTCCTCAAGGCCATAAGTTGATGGGCTATATCATGACAACCGAGCGAAAACTTGCAGAAGGCAATCTTTACCATGCTGGGCAAGACCTGATGACTTGGTGCGCTGGTAATGCTCGGGTCGTGATGGTTGGCAATGGTATGCGGATTACCAAGCAAGATTCGGGAATTGGGAAAATTGATCCGTTAATTGCCACTTTTAACGCCGTGGCATTGATGAGTTTGAATCCTGAACCTACAAATAAAGATTACGAAATACATTTCATATAACCGCCTTAATTGGCGGTTTTTACATTTTGGAGGGGCTATGTCTGCTCTACATAAGTCATTCGGCTCTTTTGAGATTAAAAGCGTCGATGAGGAAAAGCGAACATTTACTGGTACAGCAAGCACACCGAATCAAGATCGATCGAAAGACATCATGGTGCCAAAGGGTGCGAAGTTCAAATTACCTATGCCATTGCTATTTCATCACGATATGCGAAGCCCGATTGGTCATGTAACCAGCGCGAAAGTAACAAACAAGGGTATTGAAGTAGAAATCCATATTCCTGAAATCAAGGAGGAAGGGAAGCTGAAAGATCGCGTAGATGAAGCATACCAATCTCTGAAGTACGACCTTGTAAAAGGATTATCTGTTGGCTTTCTGCCGAACTGGGATACCGCCGAGATGATTAAAGGCGGCGGTATTAAGTTTGAAGATTGGGAATGGTATGAGCTTTCACTTGTCACGATTCCAGATAACCGTGATAGCGGAACAGATTTTAAAAAAGCTTTTGAGGAACACAAAGCCGCGTTGGGCAAAAAACCTCAGACCGTTACAGATGGCGTTTCATCTGAACAAAAACACGTTGTTGTCAAATTAAATAGCCCAACAAAGGGTGGAGTGAAATTGGTATGAACAAATATTTAAAACAGTTGCTTGATGCTTTAGCTGCAAAAAATTTAGAGCTTCAAGGGCATATTACCAAGTCATTAGATGGTGGCTCTACACCAGACGATGAAACTGAAGCGGCAATTCAAACTGTTGAAGCAGAAATTGCAGCGATCGAAAAGAATATCGAACGTGTAAAAAAACAAATCGAAGCTGCAAGACATGCAAAAGAAACAGGAACGCCAGTTGCTGGTGATAATGAAGCGGAAGCAGAAGCATCTGCTAAAGGAGATCCTGAACCAGATAAAAAGAAAACAGTGGTCACAACTGAATCTAATTTGCCAAAGGGTATTGGTTTTACCCAATTTGTTCGTGCAAAAATGTTGGCATGCCATGTTCAAAAGCAAGGTAGCCCATTGACGGTAGTGGATGCAGCAAAGCAACTTGGTTATGGACAAGACACTGTTCAATACATTGAAAAAGCAGTACTTGGAACCACAACTGATGCAGGATTTGCTGCACCATTAGTTCAGCAAGATACATATAAAGGTGATTTTTTAGAGTTGCTTCGTAACGCAACCATTTTTGACAAGTTGCAAGGTTATCGAGCGGTGCCATTTAATATTAAAATTAATGGTCAGGCTACTGGTGGGACAGCTTCATGGGTTGGTGAAGGAGCTAAAAAACCTTTAACTAATCCAACGTTCGATAGTGTAGAAATTAAAGAGCATAAGCTTGCGGCTATTACGGTGTATACCCAAGAGTTGCTGCGTCGTTCTGATCCAGCAGTTGATCAGTTAGTGTTAAATGATTTGATTGCAGCATCTAAAACGCTTATTGATGAAACATTCCTTGGCACCCAAGCACAAACAGATATTACTCCAGCAGGTATCCTCAATGGCGTTGCTGCAGTTCCAGCAACTGGTGAAACCGCAGAAGCAATTGAAGCCGACTTATTGAAGTTGATTGAAAAGTTTGTTGAGGCGAATTTAAGTACAGATGGTGCATACTTCTTAATGAGCGAAACACGTGCAATGCGTATCGCCTTGCTTCGTGATGCATTAGGCAACACATACTTTAATGGGATGAGCTTTTCTGGTGGAGCGCGCTCTCTTCTTGGTATTCCTGTTATCACATCTCAAGCAGTTGTTGAACGTATTGAGCTGGTGAAAATGAGCGAAATTTTAGTTGCTCAGGATGGTGGTGTGGATGTTGCCTACAGTGACCAAGCAACTCTTATTGATGGTGCGACAACACATAACTTATGGCAAGAAAACAAATTTGCTATTCGTGTAGAAAAGTTCATCACTTGGGCTAAACGTCGTGCAATTGCAGCGGCATACATTCAATACACCTAATAGTTTTGAAAATTTGAAAAAATAGCTCCTTTATTGGGGCTGTTTTTATATCTAAGCATCAAAGTTGTTTAGCTATGAGAACAGTCTATGAAAATTAAATATTTAAGAAAGGCACCGCAAGGAATGCCTGGTGATGTTGCTGAAGTTCCAGATCTACAAGCCAAAATCTTAATTAAGTTGAAGTTTGCAGAACCTATAGATGGCGAACTTTCGATTGAGTTTTTGAAGAACTTAAATGGAACCCTAGTTGTTGATGATTTTGGCAATTTGGTTGAGTTGCATCTGACGGCTGAGCGTCTATTAGAAAATGCTCAACAAGCGGTGCAAGAAGAAACGCCAGCCAAACCCAAACAAAAACGTGCAAGCAAGGCAAAATAAGGCGGTAAATAATGGGCATTTTTGGCAATTTATTTAAGAAAAAATCGCTTCAAGGTGTTCATTCGGGCGGTGGATGGCACTCGATGTTTGTCCATGAGCCTTATTCGGGCGCATGGCAAAAAAATGATGAATTAACCCGTGAGGATGTTACTGCTCATCATGCTGTATTCGCTTGCGTATCTCTAATTTCACAAGATATTGGTAAGATGCCGATTCAATTGAAGCGCCTTGAAAAAGGTGTTTTGGTCAATGCAGATATACCAAGCAAATTTCGCGTTTTAAAAAAGCCTAACCGGTTTCAAATTTGGCAGCAGTTTAGTGAACACTGGACAACTTCATTGTTGTTACGTGGCAATACTTATGTGCTGAAGCGCAGAGATATTTTTGGTGAAGTGACGGAGCTAGTTGTACTTAATCCTGATCTTTGTAGACCGTTGATTGATGACAACGGAAACGTCTTTTACCAATTGGGTAACGACCGACTTACACAGACTGATTCGGTAGTAATACCAGCATCCGAAATCATTCATGATCGTATTAACTGTTTTTACCACCCACTTGTGGGACTAACTCCAATTGTGGCGTGTTCACTAGCAGCTGGTGTGGGTATTGAAATTCAAAACAGCTCTCGCAGTTTGTTTAGAAATAATAGCCGACCTTCTGGATTATTGACCGCACCAGGGCCAATCACCAAAGAAAAAGCAGAGGATGCGCAAGCGCGCTGGAATGCAAATTATTCTGGAAGTAATTTAGGTAAAACAGCCATCCTTGGTGATGGTATGACGTTTAGTACGATCACTGTAAATGCTGATGATGCTCAGCTCATTGAGCAGTTGAAAATGACAGCTGAGGTTATTTGTTCAGTTTTCCACGTGCCATTGTTTAAAGTGGGTTTGGGACCAATTCCAACAGGAAAGATTTCAGATTTAAATGAAATTTACTATTCAGATTGTTTACAGAGTGCAATTGAAGCGCGTGAAAACTTACTCGATGATGGTTTAGGTCTTAAAGATAGTGGTTTGGAAGCATTTTTAGATATTAATGTGCTTATCCGCATGGACTCAACATCACAAATGGCACGCTTAAAAGAAGGTGTAGGTGCTGCAATCCTTACGCCTAATGAGGCGCGTGTGGAGGTTGGGCTATTGCCGATTGTTGGTGGTGACACGGTTTATATGCAACAGCAAAACTTTTCACTGGAAGCGCTTTCTAAGCGTGATCAGCGGGAAGATCCTTTTAGTACAAGTTCAACTACTAAGACTGACCAGAAACCACCTGATTTACCCGAAAATAGCAGTGAGAAGTCGCTGTATAAGGGGGTATTTAAGACTGAAAATCGATATGAAAAAGGTTGTTTTGTTACTCATAAAGGGTCTTTGTGGCACTGTGAAAAGGGGCATTCAGGTGAGTTTGACTATGAAAATTTCAAGCTGGCTCAGAAAAAATGGGGAGAAACATGAGTATCGTTGATTTAGAGGAAGTAAAACACCACTTACGGTACGACGATGACAGTAA